TGCTGAATCCCGACGCATCGAAACTGCCAGCCTCCAGTTTGTTGTTGCCGTCGGTGGTAAAGCCACCGCCGCCGATGGCGCCGACGTAGGCGTTCTCAAACCCGCCGTACGTCTCCATCGTGGCCCGCCCGTTGCGGCTGCGCAGATACGATGCCCGCTGCGTCACGCCGCCCGCACGGTTGTTGTGCGCTGCCCCCAACGAAATGGCCGAGCCGCCCGCACAGGCCAGCAGTACCAAGTCCGGCTCGAAGCCCGGAGCGGTTATGTCCACGCTGCTGTTTAGCACGTTCGGCAGCGTCACATTGTCCGAGTGCGCCGACAAATCGCTGCCGGCGAACAGCCACACCGTGACCAGATACGCCGAGCCCGGAGCGTCCGTCCAGTTGATGCGAATGCCGTCGGCGATGAACGACAGCGAGCCCGCCGCATCGGCGGCATCCTGCGAAGCCACCTCGAAGCCGATGTCGCTGCCCGCCTCCTGAAAGATCTCCACCTGCGAGGATGCCTGCCCGTCACGGCTCTGATAGGCAATCCCCTGGTCCGTGCCCCGGCTGCCGTCGTGATACAGCCCGACGAACAAAAGCGCATGATCCGCCGCCGTCGCATCGGCCACGGCCCGCGTGACGAACACGACGCACCCCTTGGGCGTAAGCCCGCCCAAAGACGCCGTGAAATCCTGGTTGCCGGTTGTCGTGTTCGCCGCTGCGCGCACGACGGCGGATGCAATGCCCATCTAGTCTAGTCCCAGTGCCCCGCAATTTGTCCGAAGCGCGTCAGAAACGCATTCCGCGTGGCGTACTTCACGCCCCGCTCGGCCAGCAGCAGCACCGAATCGAATTCCCGGAGATAGCCCAGCTTGGCGGTCAGGTTCGGCAAACCGTTGATCTCCCCAATCAGCGTGTCGAGCTGCGCCGCCGCTTCGGTGTCCAAGTTCCACGCATTCACCACCTGGTTCCGTGTCGAGCCGCCCGTCAGCAAGTCCACCAGCCCTGCGCTGAACTGGTGGATCGGAATGTCGCCCGGCGTGCCCAGAATCCTATCGTACAAATCGGCCATATTTCCCCCTTACGGAACCGGAGCGCTCCAGCCCGCCGAGCGTCGCCCGCCTTCGCCCGGGGCGCACAGATGACGATCTGCGCCGCAGAAGTAAATGTCGTACTCTCTCCACCCGTTGGCCGTGTGCGCTGACGAGGCGCCGTAAGTGTGCCCCGTGCGCAATCCTTCGAGCGCCACCGGCACACAGTCGAGCGAGACCTCGGCGCAAGGCTGCTCCAGCAGCCGCCCATAACGGTCGGCACTGCCCGTCCAGTTAGCCACGCCGTCGCCGTCCGGGTCGATCAGCGAATCCCAGCGGCGCACCATGTTGATGCCGATCAGGTGCGGGCGCAGCGTCGTGCCGTTGGCGCGGCAGCGTGTGTTGTCCGCCCCCGGCGCAGGGTTCCAGCAGTGGTAGTCGTCATGTCTTGCCGGGTCCGCAGGGTCGGTGATGTCGAACGCTTCGCCCGTCACGCTCAGCGTCACAAAGCCGCGCGGGTGACACTCACCCACCACCTGCTGCGACGCCCCGTACCAGATCAGATGGCTCGCCAACCCTGACGGCGAATGCTGCTTGTGCCGCCCCGCGCCGTTGCATGCCGTGCTGTCGTGATTGTCGGGAACGTTGACGACGATTGTTCCTTCCGGCGAGTGTAGATCGCCAAAGTCAGCCCAGCCCCCGAACCTAAAATAGCCGCCGTCCGAGGTCACCGCCTCAAAGACGTACGAGTGATAGCGCACGGTGGCGTCCCTGCCCGTTTGATGCTGATGCACCAGCGTGCGAAACGCCGTGATGCAGGGTGACGCCTCGCACGGCATGTCCCGCCGCACGTGCCAGAAGTAGCCGGCGTGCTTGTAGGTGTTCTCCGGCTGCGTCCCGTCGCCCAGCGTCTGCCACGGATACGAAATCTCACCGCCCATCAGGGCGAACAGCTGCGTGCCCATCAAATCATTGACCGTGCGCGGGTCGTCGCCGTGATGGTGGTCGTAGTGACAGCCCTGTTCTTCATTCCACAGCCCGTGCCAGGCGCGGTTGTCATGCTCCGCGCATTGCGGCGCGCTGGCGTAAGGCGCAATGCTGCCGCCTGATGGCGTATCCGTTGGCGTAGGCTCTGCCGTCGCGGTAGGTACTTCCGTCGGCTGCTCCAATCCCGCGCAGTGCAGGTCGAGCGAACTCACCGTCTGGTTCAACACATGCAGTTCACCCGCGCAGTGCACCTGCGCGGTATCGTCCGCGCCCATCTGGATCGTGATCGCCTCCACCAACGCCTGCGCGCCGCCCGTCGCCAGCGGCAAATAGACCGGCGACTGCGCCCACAACGCCGATGCGCCCGCAACAAACAAGAGGATCGTCAGGCATAAAGCCGCCCACATTCGTTTCATGGTTGCCCCTTCCCTTGAGGTCTATGCCTCAAAACACGCCAATGCCGAGGCGAAGCCCGCCCCGCCGTATGACGTGTGCCGCCACCGCTTCCAGTGTGGTGGCGCTTGCCGCATCGGTGTAGGCGCTGTCGCCCACGCCGTTGAACGCTTTCACTCGAAACTCGTACTCTGTCTCCGGTTCCAGGTCGATCACGCTGTGCTGGGTGACGCCCGCGCCGCGCGTGGCAACCGTCTGCCACTCGCTTTCGCCCGTCTCGCGCATCTCGACCACAAAGCCGCTCTCGTCGTCGCTGTTGTCCACCCACGTCAAGTCGATGCGCCGCGAACTGACGGCCACGGCCTGCAATCCGCTCGGCGCGTCCGGCGCGGTCGGCGCGGGGTCGGTCGTGGCCGATACCACCGGCGTGTTGGCGCTCTCCCCGGTCGCATTGACCGCGCGCATCCGATAGTGATAGGTGGTGGCGGGCGTCAGGCCGGTATCGCTGTGCGCCTCGACGTTTGCGCTCACTTCGATCACGTAGTCGAACTGCTCCGCACTCGGCCCACGCTCGACGACAAACCCGCTCTCGTTGTCGGCGTTGTCCGTCCACGCCAAATCAATCTGCGTCGTGCCGTCCGCAATCGCAGCGAAGTCGGTCGGCGCGTCGGGCACGTCGGGATCGGGCGTCAGCTCGGCCTGCGTGGTGGCATTGGCGGTAGACGTGTACGCCGAATCGCCCGCGTCGTTGGTCGCCTTCACCCGATAAAAATATTGCGTTTCCGGCTGCAAATTGCCGTCGCTGTGCGCGGTGATGTCCGCGCCGCGCGTGGCGATCTCGCTCCAGCCCGTCGATCCGTTGGCGCTGCGCTCGACGACAAAGCCGCTCTCGTTGTCGGCGTTGTCCGTCCATGTCAAATCGATCTGATACGGGCTGAGCGCCGTCGCCGCCAGATCGCTCGGCGCTGCCGGGGCTGTCGGCTCTTCGGCTGCGGGCGTGTACGTGACAAGCAGCTTGGGCGCGTGCGCCGGGTCGGTCGCTTCGTCGCTCCAGATCTGCACACTGTTGTTCGCGGTGTCGTCGCGCACAATGACGAACCCGTCGTTCGCCCCGTCCACCATCGCCTGCAATTGCGCCGCGTCCAGAGCCACGTCGTATTGCTGGTCGGCCCCGCCCGCCACCGTGACGGTGAACGTGCCGATGGCTGTCTCCTCGAAGTCCACGCCCGCCACCGAGCAGCCTGCATCGCCGCCCCCGTTGCCGCCCGTATCGCCTGCCCAGCGCTGACTCGACCCGTCCGCAAAGTTCCAGGTCGCCCCGGCCACCCACCCGCTGTTGGCGGCCTTGATGCGGTACACCGAGAGCGTGCGGTCCGCTGACCCCACGTCTTCGTTGAACAGGCGCAGCACAGCGCTGACGACGGTAGCTCCCGCCAAGCTGCTCAGGTCAAACTGGATCAGCGCCCGCCGCCGGTTGCCGCTGTTGTTGTTGGTGGTGAAGCGGTTCACCGTCCCGCCCTGCGAGTCGGGAATGTTCTCCGCCGTCTGCCCGTCGAACGCGACCGGCAGCACAACCTCTTCCGGCTCCTCGCCGCTTACCGCTGCCGCTTCGTATGCACCCAAACTGTACGGCGAGGTGCGCGCTGCGCCGTTGAAATCCGTCGCGAGGCCGGTATCGTCGGTCGAGGCGTCCGCCGCCGCCGAGTCCGCGCCCAGGGCGTAGTAGTTGGCGGCGAACGGGTCGATCGTCTGCACAAAGTCGAGCGTGCTGCCGTCGGCAAACGCGGTCGCCGCCTGCGACGGGGTGACGACGTGTCCGCTGCCCGTGCCCAAGCTGTAGGGCGTGTCCGCATCGACGATTAAGTTGTTGCGCAGTTGATGATCAACGCAGTTGTTGGCAAGCCGCACGCCGATCACGCCCGCAGGGCCGGGCGAAACAATCGTGTTGTGCGCAATCAGCACGCGCCGCCGGTTCTGCGATTCAATCGAGCCGGAACCCGTATGCCCGATGTTGCAGTCCACCACCACATTGTTGAACACCTCGGTCGTGAAGCTGTCCACCGGATTGCCGGTCAACAAAATGCCGTGCGACTGCCCGCCCACGACGATATTCCTGAAACAGCGGCCCGATGCGCGCTGCTTGAAGCGGATCGAACCCATCTGCCCCACGCCCGCGGCCAAATCCAGTGAATCGCCAATGCAGATGTTGTCGTGCACGTCGCACACGATGGCAGGCGAGTTGTTGGTCGGCGTGGTGATGGTCTGGATCGATTCCCAACGCATGTTACGAATGATGTTGTGGTGAATGTCCAACTCATTCATGTCGGGGATCGGGTCGTTCGGATCGCTCCAGCTCGTCTTGTTCTTGCCGAGATACATGCCCTCGGTGATCTTCGTGTTTTCCGTGCCGAGCGTGCCGTCGGGGTTTTCGATCAGGCAGTGGTGAATGTCCCACCCGGCGCATACGTAACTGGGAAAGACGGGGAACGACGCAAACGCGCCATACGGCCACGAACTCGACGTGTAGCCCAGCGGGTCCAGGCTGATGCCCGCCTGATTCTGCGCTTCGGTGATGTGCAAATACGCGATCTCGAAATGATCCGAGCGCGCTCGGCACATGACGCCGTGCGAGCCGGAACGCAGCCGCATCTGGCGCGTCGTGTCGCTGCCCCCGTTGCCGAGCAGCCGGATGTGGCGGCAAAACTCGAAGACGATAGCCTGATAACCCAACCCGCGCGTGTCGAGGATGACCGCGCCATTGTTGCGCACGGTGATCGGCGCTTGCTCCGTGCCCCACACCAGCTTGAAGACCACGCCCGCATACGTGCCCGCGCTGAGCACGATCTCGTCGCCCGGCTGCATCGTGTCATACGGCGCGTTGCGCGTGTCGATGATCTGGCGCGATGCGCTTGGGTTGAGCGTGAAGGTCGCCACGAATCCCCCCTGGGGCTAGGCCACTTCCACCAGGTACACCACGCAGCCGCCGGTCTTGGCGTTGCCGCCCTGCGCAATCGCCAGCTTGAGGTCTCCGCTCACCACCGGCAGCGCCCGGCTGGTCAGGTTGCCGCCCACTTCGTCCTGCTCCAGATGGCGCGGGTAGTAGACCTTGTCGTTGTTGGCGTCGGTCAGCGTCAACAGCGTGCGATCCACGCCGCTCACGCTGTTGACGCACGAAAGCACCGCATCCACGCCATCGGCGTAGTCGCCGTCAATCCACTCGACGGCAAAGAGCAGATAGCTGTAGCCGCCCGCCTTCGGCGTCTGCGTCGCTTCTCCGTTCCCGCTCTCGTCTGTCGTCACGTTGAGCCGCACCGCAAGCATCGCCTACCCCCTACTGTCTCTTCACGCAAATGGCCTTGGTCACCGTCTGATACGTGCCCGGCCCCCAGATGGTCAGCACCTCATACGTCACCCCGCCTACCGTGAGCCGATCCTGATTGCGCACGTCGCTCTCTTTCGGCAGCGAAATCTGCCAGGGCAGCGTGTCCGTGAATTTCCTGCCGGTGATCGCCTCGGCCCTGGTCAGCGACATCGGCGACACCCGGCACGGCACAGCGCTCGCCACCGGCACCGGCGTAAGCACGTGCCCCCCTGCGTTGTTGGAGACGCGCGAATCGCGCACGATGTCGGCGCTGTCGATGAACGATTCCTCTTGCAGGTCGGCCAGGTCTTCCAGTTCGGCGGCGCTGAAGATCGCCATTAGTCCGCCTCATCCGCGCCCAGAGGGCTCCCGGAATCCGTGCCCGGAACCAGATGCAGGTCGCGGCGAAACGCCGGTTCGACCCGATCCCCATCCGTCGCCCGCGTCTCCTTGTCCGCCTTCGAGATGCCGCCCGCATACGGGTTCATGCCGCCGAACAATACCGCCCGACTGCGCAGCCGATTCGCCAGCGCGGTGAACTGTTCCGGCTTGTAGCTGACCGACACGTCCTCGACCTTGCGATCTCCCTTGAGCGCAAGCTGCAAGGCGATGGAGTCCGCCGCATCCGCCGCCGCCCGGTAGTCGTTGTTGCCGTTGGCGGCCAAAAACGCGACGAGATCGTCGTCGCTCACAAACGACACGGTCGCGGAGCCGCCGATCAGACGGCGCACGTCGTCGACGGCCATGCGCTACTCCGCCGCCACGATGCCCGCAGCGCGCAGCGCGGCCAGGATGTCGTTGACCGCGCTCACCACCAGATTGTGTTCCTCTTCGGTCGGACTCTGCCCGCCGGTCAGTTCGTCCAGATCGGTGATGGCGTCAGCCTGTTCAGCCAGCATCTGCACGCCGCCGACCTTGAGCGACTGCACCTCGATTGCGCCCAACAGTTGCCGCCCGCGACTTTCCCGCTGCATGGCAGCCCCCTACTTCATCAAGCCGATGGCCGTGATGGTGATCACTTCCGAGTTCGTTACATTTGCAAACACGCACGTCTGCACGCCGAAAATGTTGAACTGATTCAGCGCATCGGCGTCCGCCGCGCTTGCCGTCACCGCTGCAATGCCGTCCGGCCATGTCGTCCGGTTGTTGGTGAATTCCAGCGTCAACGTCGTGGTGTTCACCACGCCGTGATCGAGGATCGTGTGCAAATCCATCTTGTCGTAGTACGTGGAATCGACGCAGCTTCGCGTGTCTTCGGTAATCGCCTGTCCATCGAAGAACACCGCCAGTTTGGGCGTCTCGCCGGTTCCCGTGATCGCCAGCGGCGTCGGGATGGCGTTCGGCGCGGCGCTCACGTCCTGCGGTTCCATCGGCAGCAGGGTGATGCCGATCAGGAACGCGATGACGGCAAGCAGCGCCGTCGCTCTACCGAACCAGTTCTTTCCAGTTGCGTTGCTCATACCTTTACCCTCTCTGACTCGCTGCGGTCTTGTCCAGGTTCAGCGGCGCGACGACTTCCAACATGCGCTCTTCGGCCTCGTCGCGCGCATCCTCCTGCTCCGGCGTCAGTGCCCGCTCCAGATGCCGCTTCTCGAAGTGGACGGTGCGTTCGCGCAGGCCGACGAACTGCGCGCCGCACTCGTCGCAGATGTGCAGTTCGCGCTTGCTGCCCTTCCACGGTTCCAGATAGCCGAGCCTGACCAGCTTCTCGTCGTTGCGCGCTCCCGCCAGTTCGATCACCTGCCCCCGATCCAGCGACTGCGCGGCGTAGTCAAACGGGCGCTTCGCCCATACCTGCGCGCCCACTACGCCACCACCTGGTCCGCGAACAGACCCGCCTTTGCGCCGGTCAATTTGTGGTCGTAGTAGCCGTTAGCCTCGATAATGTCGGCCTCGCGCTCTTCGTCGCGCATCCGCTTGATGTACATCATCGAGTTCGGCACACGGTTCCAGGTGAACGTGTAACCCGCCGCCGGAGTGCGCAACGATGCGCTGGCCGGGACGAAAGTTGCCAGCAAGTGCTTGCCCCAGATGCGGCTGTAACTGACGCTCGCCTCCGCCGTGCCTTCCGGCGACGTGGTGTAGATGGCGCGGCCGATCAGGATGCGCTCGATCTCGAACAGAGCCTCCGCCAGGTCCATCGTCATCTGCGCCCGCTGTGTGTATTTGATGGTGTCGATCAGGTCAGGATGCCACTTGATCTTGGTCCACACCTGCTTGCCCATTACCAGCCGGTTCGGCTCGCGCCCGATGCTCGCTTCGATCAGGTCCATCCAGGCCGACAAATCGCCCAGCGGATCGCTGTTGGCGTAGTCGTTCCACTGGACGAACTGGCTCGCGCTGGGGGCAGATGCCACGCCAGTGCGGTTCGTGCCCCACACGCCGGTCGTGAAAAAGCCGCTCGCGAACGCCACCTCGCGCTGCATGAGGATTTTGTCCGTCGCAAACTCGGTCGCGTCTCGGTCCAGGTCGAACTGAACGTCGGAGTTGTCGCGCTCCTCGTCGAAGATCTCCACACCGTAGCTGAAGCGGTCGCAGAAGAACGTGTCTTCGCTGTAGCTCCAGCCGCCCCGCTCGGACTTGGTTCCCGGCGCGCGGATCCGCGCCTCGTTGCGGAACCAGTGGCTCTGGTCGTAGACCACGTACTTGTCGCTCTGCTTCATCACCGGCACGATGGGGAAAATCTGGTCGGCGATGTAGGCAGGGTTCTGATACTTGATGCTCAGGTTGGTCAGCAGTTGATCGACGTGTAGGTCGCGCTGTGCGTACTTAGCCATCTCTCCTCGCTCCTCTTAGCCCGCAGCCGTGCGGAAGAACGCGCCCGGCGTCAAGAAGACCGGAATCACCGTGCCGTCTGCCGTAGACGGCGCGAGCGCAATCCCGGCCACGCTGTAATCGGCGGTCGCCTTCTTGACCGCTTTGCCGCTCGTGTTCGGGCCGACGTAGTCGCCCGCGCCGATGTTCACGCTCGACCCGTCCGACACCACCAGCGCGACGCCCAACATTCGCACTGCCGCCGCTTCGTCGGCCTTCGGCTTGTTCAGTAGCGCGCCGAGTACCCGGTCCGTTGCCCCGTCGCACACGTCCACCTGTCCCTCGGCGCTCAATTCCACGAGATGGTACTGCTTGGCCGACAGGTCGTTCTCCGCCTTAAAGCTCTGATCCAAAACCGCTGCGCTTTGCGTAGCCATTTACCCGACCCTCACTTCCGTCTCACGCCGGTACGCTTCGTACAACTCCGGCTTCTCCTGGAACACCTGCGACAGCGCATCCTTGAGCGGAATGTTGCCCTCCGACGCGCGTTGGGCGGCCAGCTTGTTCACCTGCTCGACCGCGCTGGTCGCCGTCACATCTCCGCCGCTGCCGATCTCCACGAACAATTTGCTGTCGGCCAGCGCCGCGGCCTGCGCCTTCTGCTGCTCAATGAAACCCTTGAAGTCGTCCGACTCCTCGCCGAACGCCTCCGCCAGCTTCTCCAGCATGGCGACGTTCTTCGCCGCATCGCCGTACCAGCCGCGCACCGTCTCGGCGAAGCGTTTGCGCCGGATGTCCCCTTCCAGCGTGGCGATGCGCTCGTTGCTCTTGTCGAGCGCATCCTGATACGTCTGCGCCTTGCTCTCGGCTTCCTTGCGCGCCGCTTCACTCTCGGCGAAGGCCGCCTTCAACTCCGTGAACTCCTTTTGCAGTTCGGTGAACTGAGCCGGTGTCACCGTCTGCGCCTGCTCGTTGGTCGGCTTGTTATCGCCTGCCATCTCCACTGCCCCCTTTGGTAAAAGCTGCTCAAAAAACACGATCACTGTCGCTGCGGACGGGTCGATATCTACGTCGCCGTCCGGTATATGTAAACCCTGTTCGCTCGCTACCAGCGGGCGTAGGGAATTTTCCTTGAACCAAGGCCGCTTCGTGAGCGCCAGGCCGATCAGCACATCCCTGTATTCCTCGTTGCCGTCCGGCGTAGTCCAGGTATCAAACCACTCTGGGCTGACATAAGCGAAGCGGTTGTCTTTGAGCATGGCCTTGCCGCGCTCGTTCCATTCCACCTTGCCGTCCGCGGTGCCATCTTCGTTGAGGCGAGCGCCGGTAATCCAGCCCAGCGCGCCCGACGCCTTCACGTCATGCTCCGCATCGACGGGGATACGACTCTGATAGACGGCGTTGTTGAGATTGTTCACGAAGCGCTCATTGCGTTCTTTTGTGATCGTGAACTCGCCATAACTCGGATGCTGGAACGTGCCCGGCTTGGGCAGCAGCGGCAACCACTCCGGCGGCTCAACGTACTGTTCTCGATTGCCGGTATCCACAAACAGCCGCCATTCGCCGCCGTCTGCGGCAAGGTCGGCCACGTTGTGCGTTGTCCTTCCTGCGTAGTTCCTTGCCAACGTCATCGTTTCCCCCGTCAACGGCATCTCCGCCCGCCGCTCCCCAACCGATACCCAGATTGACCGGATGCGAAGCGGCAGCGTCGGCACACGCTTTATCGGCGCATCCGCTTCCGGTTCCAGATAGGCCAGCGTCACGTGCGGCGTGTAGCCATGATTCGATAGCGGCGGGCAACCGGCACTGCTCAACATGTCCGCCAACGTTTGCCGCAAACGCTCCAGCCCCGGCACGTCCACGTTGGCGTACAGCACGTCTTTCCCGTCCGACGATTCCGAGGCGTTGAAGCGGCCCATCCCGGCAATCTGCCCGGAGAGCGGCGCGCTGTTCTCCGCAACCGACGCCACATGACTGATTGCCCTGGCAAGCGCCACATCGTCCATCTCGGTCGCATCGCCGCAGTAGCAGAGCGTAATGTGCAAATCGTCCGTCGTCTGCCCACCCGGAACGACAAGCCGCTCCGCCAACGACGGGTCAAGCCACACGGCCACCATCAGGCCGGTGTGCTCGCCCTCCGCTTGGAACAATTCGGCGTATTGCTCTCGGATGTTCTGGGTCACGCTCGCTCCAAAGGGCAAACAAAAAAGGCCGATTCCCCCGGAAAAGGGAATCGGCCTCAAAGTGTCTAAACCGTTTCTTTCGGCGTCAGCGGGTATGGTCGCCCGCCCTTGCTGTATGCGATTTGCGCCTACGACGAGACGCTACGAAAACTATAGCAGGTTGCGCCTACCGTGTCAAGGTACACACATCAATCAATTAACGCTCGCCCCCCAGCACGCCCAACTATCCCATCCGGCTTCCTCCGCTTCCGGCTTCGCCATCAGCTCAGCCAGCGGTGGCACATTCACGCACATGACGAAGCCGGTGCGCGTTGTTGTCACCCGGCCTATCGTCACCCATCGGTCGCCCACGAACAGCCTGACATCCGGCGGAAAAATGCGAATCGTCTCCACTTCTCGATTCGCCACTGCGTCGGCAATGCGGTGCAGGATAATCACTCTCGTCGCTCGCCTCTCTCACCTGCTAATGGTCGGAAACCACAGGCTCGGTTTCGCCTGCACCTCGCCGCGCACTGCATCCATGCCTGCCTGCAACGCTGCCGCCAGTTGCGCAGCGTCCCCTTGTCTCTGTCCCTGCCATGCCACTGCGACCGGCGTCAGCGTGTCGGCCACGTGTGTGTGCGGCCAGCACGCAAAACTGCGCGTCAGCGGCCACTCCTTCTTCGCCAAGATCGTTGCCCAAAACTCGGCAATCGCGCCTTCCTCGTCGGCGCAGTACCGAAGCGTCCGCACCGTACCGCCCGTCTCCACGCACAGCAGCGCCATCGTCGCCGCGGAATTCATGCGCAAGGCGATCTCGGCTCCGCGCACAGCATCGCCGAAGAAGAACAGCGGCGCAGTAGAACTGCTCGTCGGCGTGCCCATGTGATACGGCAGCGAGTTCTCGCGCAATCGAGGAAACAGCGATGCGTACCCTGTGCCCAAGACCAGCGCCACTTTCCAGCCAACCATTTATTTCGCCGACACTCCGGTCTCGCAGGACATGGCCTCAATCCGTCCCGACGCCAACACCGTCAACTCCACGGCCTCACCCTCTCGTTCCGGCAGACGCAGCGACAATACGTAGGTGTGTCCGCGCTCCAGCATGGCGAGCCGCCGAAATAGCTTCTCCAATCGGAGCGGAATGGCCTTTGTTAGGCTATCTTCGTTCATGCCGTAGGCGATCACGTAGCCCTCACTCGTTGGCCTTACCAGCAGCGCGGAACCCCTCCCACAACGCCACACGCTCCGCTTCGGGCCTTGAATACGCCACGCCCGGCATCCAGCCATCAGGGATCGGCTCGAACCGAATGCCGTGATCGCCCTCGACCGGTTCATAGTGCGCCATCGCCCCCGACGTGATCGGCAGCGGGATTCCGTCCGGGAACGCGTCGCACATGTACCCACCGCGCCAATGCTTGCACGCCGCACATCCATACTGTTTTCCAAGCCCTTGCGGGTCCCGATCACGGTTGCTCATCGATCACCACCACCTTCTTCGGGTCGAAAATGACAATCTGGTTGCCGCCCGGCCCCTCGCCGACGGCACGTTGATACGCCTTCACCCAGAGCGCATCATAGCCCTCCAGGGCCAGAGCGCCCTCAATGGAACCTGCCCGGCGCAGCAAATCAGACGCCTCCGACATCCCCACCCCCAACACCTGTTGCAGAACGTCGAGCTGGTCGAACCTTTGCCCGGTCGGCTCGAAGACGGCCAGCTTCGAGACGTTGAGCTTCAACGTGAGATGCCCGCTGCTCGGCCCTATCCAACGATGATACATCCGACGCGTCTCGTCGTCCACTCCCACATAGACGCCGTTGCCCCACACCCGGCCCCACGATCGGCGCGACAAGTCGAACCCGTTATCCGCAATCGAACGCAAATTCTCGCGCTCCGTCACGTGCCATAC